CAAGAATGTACATCTTGTCTGCTGCAAGGATTTGTCCACCAACCAACGTATTAAGTGAGGCAGCAGCTTTAGCATCTCCATCGAGAATAGCAATTTTGGCTGCAATACGAGCACGAGTTTCGTCATCTGTTGCTTGTGTCAGCGCATAAGCAAGATCAGTGCGCTCAACATCCATTTTCTTTTTTAGTTCATCAAGTGCTTTTTGGTCTCCAGCAAGTTTGAGAGCATCTAACTTAGCTTTGTTATCTGCGCCGATGATATTTGTTGAAGTCTTCACCTGAGCATTGAATTGAGCCAGGGTAGTTGATGTCTTAGGACCTGCTTTAGCGTAGCGATCTTTTTGTCCAATAGTTTGCAAATTACTAAATATATTGCCAGTAGCAAAGTTAGCAAGTTTGCCAAGTACACCTAAGAATGCAGGAACTTTCAATTTATCTGCCATCACGCCAAGACCGCGAATCATGTCTGCAACCGCTGCTGCTGCGCGTTCCATCTGATCAGCAATGTTACTTACGCCTTTGTCTCCAGAGACAGTCTTGATTGCATCGAGTAATCCTTTTCCAATTAGTTCCTTGGTATTTTGTGTAGCAACACCAAGAAGGGCAATCTGTCCTGCATAGCCTTTGACGGCTTCTAATGCTTGTCCTTGAAACTTCTCAGTCAAAATAGATGTAATAAGTTCCATATCGCCAGTCTTGAGAGTGGCTTTGCTGAGACCAGCGCCTAAGCGACTAAGACCAGTTGTCTGTCCTGCATAACCTTTAGCAAGAGCCAATGAAACGGTTTGTAAATCTTTGCCAGTACCTGCTGAAATATCAAGAGCAAGTGAAAGAGCCTTTTCAGATTTGACAACATCGCCGGTAGTTGTAAGTAATGTCTGAAATGCTGGTCGTAAATTATCATCTAGTACGGCAGTAGTACGTTGAAGCATTCCAATGTAATTTTCTACATTAGATGTCTGAAAGGCATTGCCAGTATTTTTTAGTTGAAGCGCAAGTGATCTAGAAGCTTTCTCATCAGCTGCGAACGCTGTAACTGAAGCTTTACTAAATGCCAATAATTTCTGAGCAGCAAAGACACTAGCGAAAGTCTTACCAAGTTTAGATACGGTCTTGTCAAATCCTGAGATTTGACGATTAGCACCTGATAGTGCTTTGCCGTTCCATGATGCAACAGCACTGACGAGTAATGAAGCCATTATGCCGCCAATGCGAAGGTAGATTGATTGAACTTGCTGATAGCACCGCTAATAGCCTTTTGAACGGCTAAGGTGATGTGTCCATGGTCTTCATCCCATGCGCGATAGATAGCGCGACCACGTTCTTTATTCTTGCCGTATAACGGTGGCAATGGAGCAAGGAATTGCTCACGAGCATTTGGATTGAGTGACTTGGACTTATCACGAGCCACTGGAAGTCTGCCAGCAGTCTCATATATAGCACCAGGGGCTGACAAGTTAGCAACGTAATAAGCAGCCTGAAATCCGCTAGGCATCTTCTTATTCTTGCCTTGACGATAGACAACACCAGAACGAGCCACTGCGCTGTCATAAGGTGGGAATGGTCGGTAATTGACTGTCTCAGATGATGAGGTTGGTCGAGACCAGCCAGATAGAACTTCTGAGTTGCTAGGCATATATCCACGAGCAGTATTCCTGATAGGAATCATTGCTGCTTTGATTTGCTTATTCATAGCTTTGTTTAGATCAGGGTCGAACTTACGAAGTGCTTTTAGAGTGCTATCTACGCCTGTTACGTTGATTGGCATTCTGTATCTCCTTGGCTCGATCTGAGAAGACTTGCAGGATTGCTTTTATCATCTCTGGATCTAATGCTATTAAGTCTTGTGGCGAAATCCCTGTTTCCACTGCGATTTGTGCAATCACATAGGTTAGAGAACTTCGCTCAATTATTTTTTTTCGTCGTCAAGAACCTCTACAAGTTCAAGTGAATCGAGAAACTCGACTCCAAAAATAGGGACAGTGACACCCGATTTTCTTAGGCATTCCCACGCTAACCAATAAATATCAGTTTGGCGTTCGTGCTCGCGAAATATCTTGTGGATGCCACCGCCCATTTTCTGCTCAAAGGCATACTCAATCGCTGGTGTAATCTGATGATCAGTTACTTCCCCAGTAGCCCTTGTGATTCTGAGTCTTGCCATTTGTTACCCCTTTTTTAGAATGTGCCTGTTGTTGTTTGTACTACTGTCGAGTTGCATGTAAATGTCATTGATGAGTTAGAGATGTCTCCAACAGCACCATTGAGTGGTGTGAGGTTATTGATAATGATTGAAACAGTGTATAGCGGATTAGTTGCAGATACTGCTGTTCCCTTTACTGGAAGAAGGACCGCTGTAACAGTTGTTCCATAAGCAGCCTGAAGAGTTGCTTGGACGTTAGATGCTGCAAAGTCATTGAGGAAATTCAATGTGAGCTGTGATGCTTCCAAGCCCTTTGTGAACTTGTGTGCAGAGTCCCCAAGTGCTGTAACTTCGAGTTCATCGAATGTCTGTGTGAGTGTGACGCTTGTGACGTGGTCGGATAGATCGACTGAGTTGATCTTTACGCCAACGTTATTTTGTAGAAAGATTGCCATGTTTATTCCTCATCTTTTTTAGCTGGTTGTGGTGTGTCGTTGGTTTCTTTGATCTGACCGATCTTTTTCAAGAACGCCAAGTTTTCTGCTGTTGTGTCGTTGCTCATAATTAGCTCCAAGTTGTAAGAATGTCTAATGATATATCAGACATAAGTAAGTCGCCCGAAGGTAGGCTCAACAATGATGGACCAGATATTGCCGGTGCGTTATATGTAAGACCAGATTGCGATAGCAATGTGAATGCTTGAATTACATAATTTTCCATACCTTGCAAATTACCAAGATTATCAAATGCTGGAATCACCATCGTTATCTTGAAGTGAGCCGTTGGTGAAATCGTAAGGTTAGAGTTGTCATTCGATGTAAGCATTGGATCAGCCCAAGAAATGATAATGCTGTTAGCAATCGGAGTGGCAGGTGGATACGAGAATACGCTCCATAGCGAAGGGCTAGATAAGGCTGTGGCTATTGTTGAGCGTAATGTTGTGATTGCTGGTATTGGCATTAGCCCACCATGCTTCTAGGACCCACATAAGGGGCTATAAGACCCTGTACGCGAGACATTAGACTACGACCCATCTTGTAGGGACCAGGTTGGAAATCAACGCCCATACCGCCTGTTGCAGGGGTTTGACGTGCTTGCCAGATGTCCACTGCGAGCATCATTGCTGCTTCGCGTATTGCACCTGTTGCTGAATAAGCAGTTGCCTTGGTATCAATTCCTGCGCATTTGCCATAAGGAACGATAAGGCGATAGTTCTGATCTGATGCAGTTTTAGCGAATTGAATCAAGCTGTAACCGCGTGGGAAGTTCATCTGGTTGTAAGGGATGAACGTGAAATAAGGATATGTTGTTGAACCGACAGAATATGGATAAGTACCAGTAATTGTGTATGATCCATTAAATGTGCTACCAGAACCAGTAATTGTTACGGTCTGTCCGACGACGTATGAACCTGGTGTAGCCAATACAAGAGTTGCCACATTGTTGTAAAGCGCTGACCCGACAACAGGAACGCTGTCGAACCAAAGATAAGAGTTTAGAAGGTCCTCGGCAGTCTGGCAGATTTCTTCAACGACTAAGTCGTTGTATAGAGTGCCAATACCTAGGTTTGTACGCAATTCTGCGTTAGTTACATAAGTGGCTGCCATGATTTCCTTTCTAAAGTCCGAAGAGGGGTCGAAGGGCGCGACCCCTCTCCAGATTCTTAGTTATCTAACGGATCAGGTTAGGTTGAAGCGACGGATACCAGCTGCTTGCTTTACGACTGTTGAGCCGTAACCGTAGATGGCTGTCTGAACTTGCATGTTACCAACGATATTTACTGAGAAGTAAGATGTTGGTGACTCGTACCATGTGACGCACTCTGGAGCAATGATGAACGCTGATTCATCGATTGTTGTTGAAACAACGTTCTTGTCAACGTAAAGATCGAGACCAAGTACGTTGCCTTTGATTGTTGTAGGTGCTGTTGATCCACCGGCATTCATTGGAGCTGATGCGTTGTAGATTGGGCGACCTGTTGAGTCTGTTGCTCCAAGAAGCAATGACCATTGTGATGTTCCAGCAAGGTAGTTTTGTGCAAAGAATGAAGTACCTGCGTATGCTGCTGGTGCTTCTGTTGAGATGAATGAAATGATTCCAGCTGAAGACGCTGCTGTTGTAGCTGCTTGTGTTCCGCCAGATGTCAATGCTGCAATTACTGCTGCATCTGTTGCCTGTAGGTAAGCGCGTTGTAGTTGGATAGTTAGTTCATCGTAGAATAGTGGGTCTGAACGCTCTAGAAGTTC